CAAGAAATCTAAATCTATTTGGCTTTTGATTAGTTGAGAGTATTCTTCTCTAGTCAACTTGACTGTGATTATCTCTTCCATTTCTTTCCTCCTGTGCTATAATAAGCATGTAATGTTTGTAATTCTTTCGATTTCGACTGTTACTTGTTGGCGCAAGTTTCAGTCTTTTTTGTTATCTCAAGCCACTTTTCCCAGAAGAAGCTACTGAAAATAAGAGTTAGCATTGCAATTCCTAATACTGTTGTGAAACCACCTCCTAAAAGTAATGTGATGATCATTGCGATAAACATAGTCATGTAACTTAGTAAATACTTCATCTTTCACACCTCCTATCCAAATATCTTTTTGAAGTTATCTTCAAGAAACTGTTTCATCTTGCTGCCTATGAATCTGTATTGGTCATTGTTGTTTATTGGATAATGTGAAAACTGTTTTATTTCTTTTTTAAATTGTGGAATTTCTAAAATGTTTCTTTTTATCCAATATCTATTGCGTCCTGTTTCATATTCCAAATCTTCCATAGTCCACCAAGTCTTTGTCATGTTATCCCTCCTCTTCATCAAAGTTCATCTCTAACTGCTTAACAACATACATTGTTGATTGAGATGGAAACCAATTAACAATCATATCCATAACGTCATTAAAATGTTTTTGTTTTAACTGTGTTCTAGTTTTAATTCCGGCCATTGTATTAACGTTGTTGTTGATATCTTTATACAACGCTTTATTTATTTCTTTATCGTTAGGTAATGCATGAATTTGTTTGATATACGCTACTCGTTGATGCACTGTTTTAGTAATAAGACCATATTCTCCTGCATCTAGCTTTTGATTTTCTTTCAAATCAATAACATCTGCTTTAACGGTTTTAATTTCTTCTTGAGTTTCTTTTTGCGCATCAAACATAAGTTTTAATGCATCCATCGGATTATCAGGAACTTGATATGTGCCTGTTTTTCTTAATGATGGTAAAACTTCTGATGTTACCCAACGTTTAAATCGTTTAGCACTTTCTAACTTGCTTGAAAAGATTAAGCTATAAAGTCCACTTTCGTTGATGATTACTGCTTTTGATTTGTAGTTAGAACCTGTTCCCTGAATTAGGGTAGTGGTTTTATCTTCATCATCAACATGGTTTGCAATAGCGTTTGCAGGTTTTAAGTAACCTAAAATTTTCGCTACATCTGAGCCTACAAAATACGGTTCGCCGTCAATATTCATCGTTCTTACTGGTAATTCTTCAAAATTGAATGTTTGTAATTCATTCACTTTTTATTCCTCCTTAATTTGTTTGTCGTTCTTTTTCGGGAACGTCTTGAGTAAAAAAAATATCTAAATTATTTGTTTCGTAGCCTAATATCTTTGCCATTTTAATAAACTCATTCGCTCCAATATCTACAATCCCGTTTTCTCTTTTAGCATATGGAGTTCTTGTTTTCCACCCCATCATCTGTGCCATCTCATCTTGAGTTATCCCGCAAGCTATTCTTTCTGCTCTCAATCTTTTTAAGTTAAGTACCATGTTTTCACCTCCGTTCGTTCTCTTTTGAGAACTGTATATAACTTAACATCTTACGTTCCCGTTAGTCAACACTTTTTGCTCCAAAAAATTCAAAAAGATTTTTTCTACCTATATATTGTATTCGTTTGGGAACGATGATATAATCTAATTGTTCACATGAAAGAACAAATAATTTATTCAGGAGATACTTAAAATGAGAAATAATGATGAAATAATCACAATAATTAAATCAGCTATGAAAGAACAAGATATGTCACTTAGTGAATTAGCTCGTCGTGTAGGAGTTGCTAAATCTGCTGTATCACGTTATTTAAACTTAACTAGAGAATTTCCGTTAAATCGTACAGAAGATTTTGCAAAAGCACTTAGTATCAGTACAGAATACTTACTTGGTTTTGACAAAAGTGAACAACAAGATGAACAACCAAAACATCGTGCAGCACATCTTGAAGGTGAATTAACAGATGAAGAATGGCAACGTGTGCTAGATTATGCAGATTATATAAGAAGCAAACGCAAATAAAGGGTGTTTTTATGGGGTTATATGAAAAAATGTTAATAGAACATGATTATATAGAAGTCAGAGAAACAAATGTTATGCCCAATGACCTACACGGTCTATGGTTAGGAGATTTAATTTTAATTAAGCGAAACCTATCCGAAACACGTAAAGCTGAGGTATTATACGAAGAACTAGCACATCATAAACTTACATATGGAAACATCTTAGATCAATCTAAAGATATAAACCGCAAATTTGAAAATTACGCTAGGCGTTACGGATATGAAGCTGCGTTACCTTTACGTATTATTGCGGAAGCATATAACTATGGCATTAGTAACTTATATGAACTAGCTGAATATGTTCAATTAAGCGAAGCGTACGTAACAGAAATATTGAAACATTACAAAAATAAATATGGCATTGGAACTCACTACGGAGAATACTTAATTACATTTGATCCGTTAAGAGTTTTTAAATATAAAGAAATATAAAAAAAGGAGAAATGTAGAATGAAAAAGGTTTTATTTTTAATTTTTGCTAGTTTATTAGTATTAGGCGCATGTGGACAAGAAGAAGAAAAAAAGAAAGAGAAAGACAATAAGACAGAAACAACTAAAAAAAGCGAGAAAAAAGAAACGCAAAAGAAAACTGACGACAAGAAAGAAAATAAAGAGGATAAAACTAAAGAAGGCACAGATAATAATGACCAACAAAGCAATGAACAGCAAGATAATCAAGTAAATGAACAACAACAAGCTCAAGAACAGCATGCAAACCAACAACAAGAACCGTCATTTGAAGAACAAATGCGTGCTAATGCAAAAGTTGCTAAACAAAACGGTTATACAGGTATACCCAATGGAGATATGGGTGGCGTTCCTACTTCTAACAAAGCCTACTCTAATGATCAATTAGACCCCGAAACCGGATTACCTAAAGATGACGCAGTCCCACAAGACACAGAATAATTCCACTGGGTACCTAGTACCCTTATATTATAATTCCAGTTCTTCTAAATCTTCTTTAGGTACAGACGCAGGCATATAGATTACGATGAAGTAGATAAACAATTAGAAGAAGCTAACAAAGCATCACAATCTCAAAATAATGAGCCTGATGAATGGGTTAAAGGTCAAGAGGAATGGGTAAATGCTACCCAATCAGAAAAAGAAGAGATACGTAAACGAGATGCGGAAAAGTATGGTTATAAGTATGTTCCTAATGATTATGAAGAATAATTAATAATTGGGTAGTCCACCTACCCTTATTATTTTTTTACTTTTTTTGAGGAGGAAATGAAATGTCAGTAAGAAAACAGCCGAATGGCAAATGGTATTATGACTTTGGATATGAAGGTAAACGTTATAAAAAGAAAGGTTTTGAGACCAAACGTGAAGCTACAAAAGCTGAATCTATAGCTCGTAACAAGTTAATGAAAGGCTTCATAATCAATAATAAAACTTCTTTTATAGATTATTACAATGATTGGATCGTTGTTAATAAAGAAGGTGTTGTTACTGAAAAATCATATGCCACATTCAAAAATGCAATTAACCAATTCAAAAAGTTTTTAGAAAAAGAAAATCTCAAAGATATTATAATGTCCGACCTTAACATGACTATTTATCGGAAGTTTATTAAATGGTATGGTGCTAATCATTCAACAGAGACGGTGAGAAAAATTCATAACTGCTTAAAACAGTCGATAGATGACGCTATACAAGAAGGGTTAATTCACAAAGATCCTACATATAAAGTTGTTACTAAAGGAACTATACCAGCCCAACGTGAAGAAGAAAAATTTATGAGCATTGATAATTTTATTAAACTAAAACAATATGTATCTAACACACCTATTCAATCATATGTATTTATCTACATTTTAATTATTACTGGTGGAAGATTTGGGGAGGTTCAGCGATTATGTACAACTGATTTAAATTATAGAGACTGCACAATACATCTTCCGGGTACTAAAACAGAGACATCAGATAGAACCGTAGATGTTCCACCTACTGATATGAAAATATTGCAAAAAACACTAGCTCAAATGCCAGTAAATCTATCCACACGACTATTTAATACAGGAGTATCTTTAATCACACATAACGCAGTATCTAAAGTTTTACAGAAATTCTGTTTAGAAAATAAAATCGGTAAATATACGCTGCACAGTATTAGACACACTCATTGTTCTTATCTATTACACAATGACATATCTATTTATTATATTTCAAAAAGATTGGGGCATAAAAATATCAAAACAACAATGGATGTATATTCGCATTTATTAGATGAAATTGAACAAAAAGAAAAAATTAAAGCTATAAAACTTTTAGAAAATATGACGGGGACGTTTTAATGAATTTCGGGGACGTAAATAGGTATTTTATGAAATTTCGGGGACGTTTCGGGGACGTTCAGGTTGAATTACGAGGTTCAACGAAAATTAACAATATATAACAAAACCCCGTCAAATCAACGTTTTGTTTTACGGGATTTAACGAGGTATAAACAAATAACGGAAACGGAGGGATAAAAATAAATTTCTAAATAAAACTAAATAGCCATAAGTACAGTGTTTTCAAAGATTTATTTTCTAAATAGAACTAAAAGATTATAACTATTTTGACACGTATTTGACACGTGTACACAAAAAACCACGCTCATAAGAACGTGGTTTAGAATATAGTATTAGTTTGAAATTAGGGACAAAGATTATTATACAATAAAAAATAGGGTAGCCATAGCGACTACCCTTGTATAATGACGTGGTAATTTAATTATATCATTTCCAGTCTATTTTACCCCAGTATTTTTCGTTTTTGATTTTTTGTTGTTTGTCTGTAATTTTGCAAATGGCACAATAGAAGTTTTTATTACTAGATCCCGGCGCTTGATATTTAAAGCGGAGCCACCAATATCCATCTTTTTTTATAACTTGGTCGAATTTAACCCAATCTGTCTTTCTGTATAACCAAGAACCACTTTCAACGATAGTGCCATTAAGACCGGGCGAACGTCTAACTCTGATACCTTCTTTAGGTGCGTTAGGGTAGAAAGTGCCTCCCCAGTTCCAAGTTGTCTTTTTGCTAGAAGGTTTGCTTTTTGGTGCGTTGATTTGTCTACCGTTAATAGCTTCGGCGAGTCGTTTGGTAAAACTGTTGATGTTCTTAGTGATATAGTCCATGTCTTTTTTACTAGTGATGAAACCTAATTCTATTAATCTGTAATTTAAATTGAGTTGTCCGGTAACATTAGCGTTTAATAAATCATTTCTAGGTGTTACACCTCTGATTTTACCAACCGTCTTACCTAGTGCACTAGATAACGCTTTGTCTATATCATCGGCAGGGGATCTATCACTAACAATAACGTGTCCTCCACTTGCTTGAGGACTTGCAGCGTCTAAATGGAATTCTACTATGACATCAGGCTTAACATTCTTTTTAACCCAATATAAACCATAGTCAGAATAATTACCTACACGTTGACCGTATAGTGTGTCTTGATATAAATCTTGGTTCATTGATTTACCACCATATAAAACGACGGTATTACCTACACTCTCAAGATATTTCTTAATTCTAGGGATAATTTCCTTTCTATTGAAGTCACGTTCATTATATCCGTTTGCTACGGCACCTGGATCATTTGAATAAGCACCTTTACCATGACCTGCAACAAGCAAGATTTTCTTACCTTTCTTAGCTTTTGCTTTCTTAACTGGCTTAGCTTTGCTTTTAACTTTGTTCTTAGTCGTTTCTTTAGCGTAGAAAGGTCTAATAAACCACATAGGGAAATCGTAGCCATGTGTACGTCTTGTAGTAACTTCAGGAGGTGTCCAATACGCACCGCCAACCCAATTTTGCTCCAGTATAGTTATAGAGTTAGAAGTAGCAGAAATAACGATACCTACGTGACCATAACCCCTACCATAATTTCTATTGAATATTACAACATCTCCAGGCTTAGCTAAAAATGATAGTGTATTCTCATAAACAGTAGCTTCTCCTGTAAAATTGTTCCATGTCGGAATGTCTGCAGCACCCACACCTTTTAAAGTATGACCGAATAAATAAAGCCAATATTGGTTAGCTACGTCGAAACATTGGAAACCATAAGCACCGTCAGGGTTTAACGCTTTGCCCTCTAAACTTTTTAAATATGCAATTGATTGCTTATATGTTCTAACAGATACCATTAGAAATCATCTCCATTCGTTTGAGGCGCACCACCTGTAGAATTTGTTCCAGCTTTAACTTCATGTAACTTTTGTTGTCCTTTTTGCGCTGCGTGAGAGAAATTATTATTTTTCCACCATGTCCACAGGGAAACTGCGCCAGTAATAATAGAACTAATAGTCACTTCATCTACTGGAATAGGCGAAATGTTTTTAGTAGCTAAAAATTGGTTAACCCAAGCTAAAATAAATACGATTGTTCTTACAATTGAACCTACATCTGTTTTCATACTCATATCTCCTTTTATATAAATTAAAAAGCCAACGCAAAACGTTGACTTAAATTACTTGTTCTCTTTTATTAATTTCTTCTCTTCTATAGGGTGATCGTTATAAATATACTTAACTTCAATCGAACCTTTAGAAGATTCATCTAACATACCTATTACATCAACATTAGTAGTTATATTGTCGATTTCCTGTAAGTAAATAGGCTCATCTAAACTATCGAAATTTACAGTAGCGTTAACTTTGAATTGTTTAGGTAATTCTATTTTTCTACTATAGCAATCGTTTATAAAACCCTGTAAATTAAAGAGTTTTTTGTTTTGTAGATTAGATACATAACCGTTAAAACTCCACTCTAAATTACTTTTTAATGTTTCATCAACTTCATTGCCATCAGTAAATATAGCAACTTGAATAGGTTCAGCCATACCTTGTTCTTTATAGCTTAGCAACCAATAATCAATCGTTTTTTTATTAGACAACCAATCTTCTTTCATAATTTTAACTACTTCCTCTGCTATAGGTTTAGCCATTAATTCAATCCATTGCCCTTTTTCCTTGTCGAAAATTTTAGGTATAGCTTTCATTATTCATTACCTCCAGTAGTGTCAATCCAAATTTTAGTTGTGTCAGTCGGTGCGTTTTCTCCAATGACAAAATTTTCTTCGCTTTCAGTTTGGTTCTTAATTAATCCGTTTTTTACACCGTATTCAATCATTTCTTGCCATAAATCATGGTTTTGTGTGTTGATTAATTGTCTACCAATCACACTCTCTGTCACTTGAATTTTCGCTTTATTGTCAGACGGGAATACATACTTGTTATCCACCCATATTTCTAATGAATACGTGTTTGCGGGGATAATTTGATTGATTACAACATCACACACATAGTTATTGTCATATTGCCTAACTGTAGTGTCGTAGATATATTTGACACCTGTATTGTCAGTGAGAAAAACTTTTGCAGGTAATCCGTCTAGTTTTAAGTCGTCGTTGTTAGTGTCAGATAAGATGTATCGCATGTGCGATAAGTCACCTTGTTTAATGCGATTGCCGTCTTGTGAGTCATTTAAATTAAGTACATTTATTAGCATTAGAAACCACCTTTTCTAGTTATTAAAGGCTACCCACTCACAGTGAATAGCCTTGTTATCTATATTTATCTCTAATGTAGTACATACCTTTTGCACCTACTTTTTTGTATAAGCTACTAATAGTTGTAGCTTGGAAGTTACACCATTCAATCGCAGTAGCGTATTGCATATGTCCAGGGTTTTTAGGGTTCCAACGCATTCTGTATAATGTGTTTTTACCTTTGTTGAAGAATTGTTTTCTAACGAACTTAGCGCCACCTATAATACCATTACGTGGACTCGTCCACCCTTGACGTCTAGCGTATGCTATAGAAGCGTTAGGGTTGTTGTCGTAAGCTGCAATACCAAAGTAGTTGTAGATACCATAACGTCCACTAGCAAAGTTACTACGACCATATCCACTCTCTAAGAAAGCGTGAGCGATTAAGTAAATTTCATTTACATTGTACTTCTTACAACCATCTGCAAAAGCTTTACCTTGTCCAGATAATGTACCTTTACCTTTAAGTATCTTATTCAACTTACTTACTGATATACCTTGATACTTACCTAAATCCAACATTTGATACCTTTGTACAGAACTATTCCATATAGTGTTAGGATTCATATACTTACTTGTTTGTGACCTAGAAGCATTGCCCCAACCCCAACTATAAGATTTTTGAGGCATGCCATGAGCCATTTGTGCATTAAGCGCTTGTTGGAAAGTATATTTACTTTTCTCTACAACTACACGAGGTTTATTTGAAGTTCTGTTTGTCTTTTTGCCTGTCGACTTATCGTTCTGTGAAGGATTGTCGACCGAAGTTTTAGGTTTAATTTTTATCGTTGTCTTTGTAGTTGTTGTAGTAATTGTTTCTGTAAGTAATTTATCTCTTTTCAAATATAAACCGATAATTTTCTTTTCGACTTCTTTATATTTGCTTTCATCAGGAATACCATTTTTGATTAAGTCGTAATTGATTAAATCTTTCATAGAACGCCATATGTTAGGATCTGCTTTGATTGACGATTCAGAAAGTTTTACCTTGCTCCAACTTAGCAACCAAACGCCGTAGATTAATGCTCTGATTTGATTGAGCATGAATTGGCGTTTACTATCCGTTTGTCCTCCGCAAACTTCCATAACAAGCCAACCTGGATGTTCTGGTGCTTCTTCTGAATCAGGTCTAGGTGTCCATACACGCTCACGGTCAATATATACATGAGGGTATTCATCTTCATTCACATATTTATTACGTTGTAAATACAATTCTTCAACAGAACGCATATGTGTACTCTCTTTGATATATATACCTTTTACTTTCCCTATCAACTTTTGCCCTTCAACCATATAATGATAAATATATTCCAAATCATCGTCTAAATCATATGCGAACGATGTATAGGAAACTTTGGTAACCTCTTTAGTTATAGGTTTCGTTTGTTCTTTTGTGTTTTTAGGAGTGTTTTCATTAGAGGGTTTGGACGGTGTACTACTTGGTTTCGATGGTTTCTTAGTTTCTGCGTGGTAGGGAGGTCTGACGAACCCACTTATACCATAGTATGTGTGTTTTTCTAACGAACCGGGAGAACCGGTATAACCGTTTGCATTTCGCCAATTTTGATCCACACTGGTGAAGTAACGCTTGTTAGATGGACCTACTACAACAGCTGTATGTCCTGTGCCATTATTAAAAGAACCTGTACCCCATACAGCCATATCTCCGGGTTTCGGAACAAAGTTTCTAGTGTTCCTATAGAATTTGAAGCCTTTAGGGTATCTGTACCATGCCATAGCAATCGCATTTCCTGTTGTTTTAAAATGCCAATATCTATTGAAAATGTAGTTTGGTAGATCCCAACATTGCGTTTGTATTTAACTTAACGCCTTTCCCCGCATTAATTTCTTAATACGCTTGTGTAACGTTAAATTGCTCTATAAAAAGAGCCTCATGCTTTCACATGAGACTAGACTATATCTTAATATTCATTTTTAGCTTTTTTATAAGCTAAGTGTGCTTCTTCTGCAGTTTCATAAACACCTAAGTATATAAATTTCTTGTTTTTGTAAAGCTGCGCTTGATATTTGTTTAGATGTGGTTTGTAAGTTACTCCTGTATATCCTGTCTTATTATGATATTTTCGTCGATTGTTTGAATTTTCTTCATGACTAACCCATCTGCAATTTGATGGTTTATAATCGTCATCGTTGTTAATTCTGTCTAATTCAGCACCTTCGAATGGTACATCCCCCATATCTTTGTAGAATTGCATAAAGTCATCTTTCCACTCATCACAAACCTTTATACCTCTACCGCCATATGCGCTGTAAAAATCATAGTTAGAGTTGTAACATCGTTGCTTCATACCTTTCCATTTATTATAAATTAAAGTTCCAGTCATACCATGTTTTTTAGAATGACTAACTTTATTCAAACAACCACAACTTTTAGAATAACCATTTTTCACTTCGGTACCAATCATTATTTTTTCATTACCGCATCTCGTACAGTAACATTTATATAGTTTCTTTTTATGTTTATTTCTGCCATAAAACTCTAGAACTTTAAGATAATTAAACTGCATTCCTACAATGTCCATTTGACCACTCCTTATCAATCGTCAAATACATTGTATCACACATGAATATTTAATGCACTGCCTATCAATTGATAGTACATAGTCGTTGAAGCTTCCTCTACTATTACCATAGAGGCTTGCCTGCTGATTGCCCAATCCTTAATATTTTTTAACTTTCACGCTTACCGTTACCAGTTACGTTGTAGTTATTAAGGCTCTAAGGGTGTCCCAGCAATTCACATTATTTTTTTACATGGAACCCATTAATTAAGCTCCATGATAACCATCTACATCAACTCTTCTGCCAATCATTCTTTTGGCCCATGCTGCAACTTCCGAAGCAGTAGGTTTTCTTTTTTTAGGGCTAGGTAATCCCATATATCCACCTCATTTCTGGCATAATAAAAAGTCGATACATAAGTACCGACTTAGTTTCCAAATAGCAAAGGGGCAATTACTTTACTTAGTGTTTCTAATAGTGCGAATGCACCTACAAGTATAGCGCCTAAAGTTTTATTAGATAATTTCTTTTCTTCCAATATAAATTGCTTATCTTCAATCTTGCTATCTAATGTTTTTCTGATATCCCTTACTTCTTCGTTAACTTCTTCAAAACGCCTATTTGTATTAGAATTTGATTGCCTCAACTCTTTCACAAGTCCTTCTATGCTATTCGCCATTCTATCCGTATTTTTTTCAGTGTTAGCAGATGTACCTTTTAATTCTGTAATAACTTGTATCGTTTCCGTATATCTATCGTCATGTTTTTCATCAACTTTGTATAACTTTTCAGTTGTTTTATCTATATTAGTTTCGGCTTTATCCATACGTTTTTCTAAGCTAGTAATTCTTTGTTCTTCTATTGTTTTTTGCATAAAATCAAAACTCCAATTGCAACCAAGATGATTTGTATGATACCAACACTCAAATTAATGTAATAGGTCGTGAACATCTCTGCACCACTTACTGACAATAAACCGAAAAGTATATGGATGAAACCACTTAAACTATTACCTAAAACGATGAATATAGCATATGCTTTACCATCTAAGAACATCGCTGTAATAAGAATGAATGAACCTATTAACATAAACCAACCCATAGTCTGAATGTCAAAATAAAGACTTATTTTGGTATACAAAGGAGATATTTTTTCTAGTTCATCTACCGTTTTATCAATCCACTCTAAGCTTCTTATTCCACCTGTAACAGCTAACAATAAAAGTAAAAGGTTGGACATTAAGTCTGATGTGTTTATTTTCTTCAAGGTTAATACACCTACTTCACTTAAAATAAAAACCACAAGTTATTTAACTTGCGGTTCGTAATCTTTACCTGTAGTTTCTTTGAATTGTTCCGGAGTAATCCAACCAACTCTAACAAACTTTTTGAAAGTTTCGTCAGTGTATAATTTTTTCTTATATAAATCGATTACTACTTTATCCATATTACGCTTCCCCCAATTTTTGATTTGCTTGTTCTTCAGTTATTAGTGCGATGTTCTGCTTCAAACTCATAACTTCTTCTTGTAAATCGACAACTAAGCTAGTTAATTTAGCTATAGCAATATCTTTGTTATCAACAGGAATTTCTATTTCAGGCAACATCTTTTCTAGCTCATCTTGGGTTTGTCCAACCCATTGTTTACCGTCATAATAGCAAGGTAAGATGATACCTTGAGGAGGTTGGTTCTCTGTCCATTTTTCATCAGGATAAACATATTCATCTTCTTCGTTTTTGTGAACAATAATTGCTTGTCCATTTTTCCATAAATAAACTACTTTCATTTCATCACTCCGTCCATTCATATTGACCGTAAATATAATCTGTATCAGTCCACGCTGATGGATCTACAGTAGCGTCAAAATTCACTGTTCCTGATGTGTTCAACGAAATACGTCCACTATTTTTGTTTCTAGGTGCACTTATTGAGAAAAACATTAAGTTTTTGACGAATTCTTTAGGTAAAAGTGCAATGGTCTGTCCATGTTTAATCGTTGTAGCATTAATGCGTAACATTTTCTTAGTAATTCCATTTTGTGTGATTGTTCTGTACGCACTAGTAAAGCCACCTTTAGAAACTAAGTCGTTATGAGGTGATGCACTGTTCACTAGTTGTAAATCAATCCAACCAGTATCTACAACATCTGAACCGACACGTTCCCAACCACTCCAACTCTTATAAAATCTTTTTTGGTAGATTACAGTTGAATTGTAAGGTTGGTATTGTATTAGAACTGCACCTCCATTTCTTTTATACTTTGTTAACCACCCATTATTATTTGTTCCAGCTGGGTTGTTCAAAGTAAGAACAACATATCTAGTTCCTACCGGTAAAGACATTAATTGTTCGTTATTATCGAAATCTATTTGTAGGTTAGCATCATAAAAATTAGTACCATCATCATTTGTTAATTTAAATTTTTGCCAATCCTTTTCTGTAAACTTACTTTCTACATATTCAGGAGTAGTAAAGCCATCTCTTTCAAGAGTTTCATTAAATGTTTGTAGTTTTTCGTCAATTGTTGTGTTAGCTTGATTAACATTTGAATTAAAAGCATCCACATTGCTATCATAAGTTTTTTTGAATGTATCTGAAGCTAAATCATAATCCGTTTTGATAGCGTCACGTTTAGCATCTATTTGTCTTAACGCTTCTTCTCTCTCTAACTCGATGCTTTGGTTAGACGACAATAATGCGTCTGTAATGGCAATAAGAGCGTCTGCTTGAGCCTTATTTATTTTAATGAGGTACTCTTCAGCTGTTTGTCTTATAGTTTCAATCAACGTTTGTGTATCGCCTATATCTTGCTTAAGTTGTTGCACTTTCTTTTCTAATTCCGAACGCAAATCATCAAACATGCGAATATAAGATACTTTAATGTCGCTTTCTATTTGATTGATAAGACTGTCGCGTACCGTGAATTTAAAAGTACCTAACACAACAGTGTCGTCTTTCCCTACGTTATTCACATCATTGAGTGATAAGTAAATTTCACCCAACACTTCAGAATCGACAACATTTTTCAGAAACCATTGAGGTACCGTAATACCTATTAATCCTTTCATTGGATCAATGAATTCTACGTCTAATACACCCGATGTACTAGGTCGTTTTTCTTCTGTTCCGTTCGCAGCTTTAAAGAAAGCATAACCTTTAACATTCTTATCGCTGATTAACAAAGGTTTGTTATCTTTTTGTACTACAAATTGAAATTTAGCAGTGTTTTTATCGAGATTATAAAAACCGATACCTCTATTAGATATCGGTTGTAAATATGGTTCTTCATTTAAATCAAGTTTACCTACTTTTTCTAACTCCATTATTTAGCACCCCACAATACTAATGCTATTGCACAGCCACGTTCTTCAGTGTATTCAGAAGTTATCTTCATGACTCTGCCTTTACCGTTCACATTATCTTTGTAACCTACACCTGCTCTACCATTGATATAATCGCCTGGTATAACATCTTTTTCAATATTTGTGTAGATTTGACCTAATAATCCGACTACATTCCATTCAGGTCGTTCTGAACGTGATTGATAATCGATTTTGTCGTTATATTCAGGGTTTTCTACTGGTATGTCACGCCATTCGAAAGAAACATTTCCTTCATCGTCTACAAATTCAACTTGTTTTCTGTTTGTAATCGTTACTCCATACTCATTTTTTAAAAATCTATCTTTATGGTGGAATGTTTTTTCATTTGCTACCAATGCAGCAGTTCCAGATATAACGCCAATTGGTGTGTCATTAGGTTGTGCTTTTCTTATCTTATCGCCGTCTAATGTAACGATAGTTCCTAAATCGATTGCTAATCCATTTTGTGACTCAAATAACTCTGCGATATCGGCACTATCTTGTTTAAGTTGACCGGCTAAAGTTAAGTTTCCTGAATAAGTGCTTAAATCAAATTTAATGTTAGATGTAGAAGCATTACCACTAGAACCATATCCAGCGACAACATGATAGTTACCAGGTGACTTAACACGATTACTATTAAGAATTAATTGTGTGTGTCCTGACTTGTCTGTTTCTGAATTTAACGAGTTGATAATACCACTACGTGATCCATAAGATTTGGAGTTAGCACCAGAACCTAATACAAAGCTACGATTACTGTATGCTTTCGAACCACCTGTTGACGCAATAACTGCACTAGCATTAGCTACGCCTGCACTTCCTGTAGACGCTATACTAGCACCACCTTTTCCAACTGTAGGAGGTGTGTCGTATTTTTCGCCGGCTATCCATGCAGGTGTTGAATAATTGTTTGCTGTGATACCACTAATCATAGCGTGGTTATTTGTCAAACGTAATCCTATGCCCGAACCATTACCGTGTAAGTTACAATTAGTTATTTTAGTATCGTATATTTTACTTCCAACACCGATACCGATATTGTTAGATGAATTCCAAATATTGATATTGTTTAAAATAACTCTTGAAGGTCTATTATCTCCGCCAAATAATCTAATATCTACTTCTGCATTTTTAAAGTTACGCACATTAATATTATTAAGCGAGATGTTTTCGGACATGAATTGGATGGCTATTGCTGGTTGTTTTTTATCTAGTTTTCCACCTTCTAATTTTCCAAAATCATCATCACCAATTGCAGTGAAATTATTGACTGATACATTTTTATAAGCACTGATTAATAATGCTCTAGGTGTTGAGCCTGGATACACACCATTGTATTTAGGGTTTAAAGCTAAGCAATTATTTAGCACCACGTCATAAGCAGTCAAACTTTTATTGTCCGTTTTAGCTCTATGATGACCGATGTGTCGAATGTTGTAAGCTCTTGTATCTTCGATTGATACGTGACCGTTAACGAACACACCACTTGCAGCACTTGCATTACTGTGTGCTTTGATTTCTAAACCACCGAAGTTACCTTTGGTTCTGTTGTTTGATAAGAACACATATTGTGAGCCATCGTCAATTTCTACACCGTTGTTATTACTTCCACCTGTTGGTGTATGTGCATAACAATTAGAAATTGTAATGTAACGAGAGTGATGGGTAGTGATACCATCATCTCCGCAACCATATACCTCACAATTATCAATATGAATATGCTTACTTTCTAATGCGTAAGGCACTCTGTTTCCATCGCCTTCGTAGTAATAATTGTCATTTGCATATGTTACATCGATACAGTGTAGTAAAGCGTCATATGATTTAACGTTATAGATATATCCATTAGTTACACCCGCAAATCTAATGTTAGATGAACGAGAACCACCGGTAGCTTTAAGTGTTTTATTTTGTCTAAACTTATTCCCGTTGAACGAAAAACTTTCTAATGAAATGTTTTCAGCTCCACCACTCATTTTTAAGTTAGTGATACCAATATTTTCTGCAGGTGTTTCGTCCATAAACTTAATTGTAGTAATGTCTTTACCTTGTCCTACCAAACGAGAGTTGTTAGGCATTTTAATACCTGTTGTAAGGTAAGTACCACCACTCATAGTTACCTGTACATTGCCGTTACCTAATGCGTCTTGGAAAGCTTTCGTACTGTCCTTTTGACCTGTAGGATCTCCGCCAAAGTCATCAACGTTAACAATACGTTGTATTTTCTTAGTTAAGTCGGCTCTTAGTTCTTCTCTAGCGTTACTTTCTCTTAAAAAGTCGTGATATAGACGTTGGTGTAAAGAATCGAAACTTTGAGCGTCCATTGATGTGTGACTAGCTTTTAATTCGTTATTGCCATCACCGTTATGACCTAACACAAGATGTTCAATAAGTTCATCTTGATAATTTTCATGATTAGATAATACGACATCTTTACCTTTTGTAGTTTTGTGTTTGATTTGATCAGTTGTATGCGCATTTTTTTGTGTGGTTAAATGCTCGTTAAAGCTATCATCACTTTTATTAGTCCAGTATTTTATTTGTTCGAAGTTATTCTCAATTTGACTTACAAACTTTTGACTAAAGTACGAGTGAAGTTTCGTAATTAAGTTATCTAATTTCAAATTTTTTGACCTCCTTAGCCATAAAAACCATAAAAGTTTTTAATCAATTCATACATAATGACCTCGTGCCCTTTTTCATTAGGGTGTACCCCGTCAGGCATACTCGATTTTCTGTACGAAGGTATATTGGGTTTGAATTGTGTTGAATGATAAGCGTCATACACAGGTATATCCAGTTCGTTACAAGCGTCTATTTGAACATCTACATAATCAGCTAAAGTATGACCTAAATCGTTCTTAGTAGTGTCTTTTCTTACGGTTTTTCCGTCTTTTATATAACATTGTTTAGTAGGTGTCATAACAATTATTTTAGAGTTAGGGTTATTACTCTTGATTTTAGTGATAGCACTATAAAAGGCACCGTAAAACGTTTTAGTATCCGTTTTATCAGTGCCTATATTAATATCATTAGTCCAATCATCATCTGTACCTTGAACAATGATTAAATCACCTTTAATTTTAGTCGCTTGTTCATAAATGCTATTATCTTTGTTTGTGCTCATTGTCGCACCACTAACAGCTAAGTTTGTTGATTTAGCCTTTATCTTCTTAGCTAACATTTGAGTAAAGTTAGTTTTAGCGCCAGTACCTTTAGCGACAGAATCTCCAATAGTACCTATTGTTTTAATTTTCCTAATCTTAGACTTAGGTGTAAAGTCGTGAACAATAGTACCGTTTGCAGTTGTAACACTCTTAGCATGCGCGTTTTCTAACCTTCTTTTTATTTCATCGGTTTTCTTCTGCAAATCTTGTGCAGTCTTAGTATTTGCGTTGTTTTGAGCTTGAATCATCCTTAGGTCTTTAGCTGGATCAGATTTGTTAGACTTGATAGCTTTAACATAATTTGCAGCAGTATTTACTGCTTTCATATATCTATCTTGTAATCTGAATTCCCCAAGTACTACGTCTTGTTTGATAATCTTGTTGTTAATATCTCGTTGTGTAGTGATTTCGATAATTCTAACAAACTCATTTAACCCTATTAAGTCATCGATTACATTAACAATATCCCCAACTCTAGGTACTGCTTCTTTAAAGTGTTTTTGCAAAGAAATGAAGTCTAGTGTTACAGATGTTTTTAAACTCTCTTGTATAACTAACTCCATAGCTTTTTTGAGTGTATCCCCTTTAGTTATGCGTCCATCTACAACAGGTGGCGCATGACGTTTGCCTATTAAGTCAGCTAAGGGGTGTGTATACTCATATTGCAAGCTGGCTTCGTTGAAAGTTTGTTGCTCATCAAAGCCACCATAACCTCTAATGTATGTGTAACACTTAGAAGCATCTTCTTGGACTTTTACATTATTAGCATTGACACCTGCTTTAATGTAATAGTTAGCTTTTCTTTGAACAATATCATATAAATGAAACGTCTTTGTTTTGGCGTTATATTCATATTCTAAGTTATATCTTTCCAAACCTTTTTTGAATAATTCTAAATTAGTGTCGTGGTTACCTAGATTTTCAAACCTAGAAGATGAAACCTTAGCGTGTAATTCGTACTTATATCCAGTATCTTTAAAAACTAAATCAAAGTAGCTTTTTCCTGTAAAACTACCATTATATACTTCGTACACCCTTAAATTGTTTAGGTCATCTAATTCAACAGGACGCGCTTTGATTGTTAACTTTTCCTTTTGACCTACAGTTGTTTTGTCTAACATAACGATACGGTATTCGTTTAGGTCATCAGCACCACCAACACCTGTAATCGTCCACATTTTAGTAATAGCCCCTATAGCGTCAAATGTAGCTTTGTTTTCTACCATTTCTATTTCTAAGGAGCCATCTTCATTTAATTTCTCATTTAATTTTGTTTCTACAGGTAGGGATTGCCCAATGCCCTGTAACGTTTTTAATAAAATTGGCAATTAAGCAACCTCCTTACAAGTAATATCTTTTATGTTTAAACGTAATTTTTTGAAGTTTCTTAGTAGTATGGAAGGTATTCCAACCAGGCATTAATACAGGTTGTTGTTTTGTCTTGTTGTAATCATCAATGCGTAAGTTATTACGATATACATGAATGCCGTCAAATTTGATAACATCACCTGCTTTCAACTCTAAACCACTTATTTTCATAATGTCGCTATGTGTCATGTAGAAGTTGAAACCGTCACTATCTTTTTTGCTAACGTTTTCTCCTAGAACCATTTCTACAACACTATCTTGGTTGAATTGGTTAATTTCAGCTGTACCACCGTAATATACATCGCCCACTTTAGTGTCATAGAATGTGTATCTACGTTCTTTATGAGATGTATTGAACGGGTTTTTGTCTGGAATACCCCATTTATTCAAGTTACCACTCTCTTTTTCTAAATCTGTACTATACCCAATACTCTCAAAGTATGGTAATTCAATCGTTTCGAAATCTAGTGTGAATTCACCTGACGTTTTAGTAGTATCGAATGACACTTCATTAACTAAGCCAACAAGTATCTGCCTGCCGTCAACATATTCTAGTTCAAAAGATTGTTCCTTAGGTTCGAATATATTCTCGAATTTAATTTCACTTTCAGACGCTGCTAATTCTCTAAGATAAAAATGACCTCTGAGCATAGCTTGTATGTTCGCTTTTAAATGAGAAGCATAAGCTATCTTTTCTACATCGTATCTAACCGTCATAGATATACTTTTCTTTTCTTCTTTAGTAGCATTATGAAATCTACCGTTAACACGATCAATTTCATCAAACTTTCGGTCATAGCCAGCACCTTTAACGTCGTAAGAAACAACTCTCAACGCAGTACCAGTGAAGCGATTGTCACTAATACGCAAACGTTCTTTATCTTTGTAAACTTCAACATCATGTAATATCAATTAACAATCACTCCTTTAAAATAATCCGAAACTTGCGTCTTTTGAGTTGGAATCTTCAATGTAAGATTTAATAGCTGGTATATCCGACTCGTTGCGAACAGTCACATTAACGATAGGTTTATTGTTCTCTTGCATGCTATGGCGTACGTCTTTACTCATATGTGCGTTCACATCGCTATTTAATCCACCTGTTAAGTCTGATGTTAAATCAGTGTTTAAATCAGGGCTAAATGCGTTAGTTACATCTTTCGCTAAACGACGACTGGCATTAATAGCACTATTGCTTTGTTCCATAATACCAATACCTAAACCTTGAGAAATGTATCCACCTATGCCTCTGAATACACGTGAAGGTGAGTGAATACCTAGTACGTTTTTAGCTGCACTAACTGCTTTTTTAGCAATGTTTGCGGCAGCATTTATAACTCTACTTGCGCCATTCGCAATACCTCGTGCAATACCTGAAGCAATATGCAATCCTGCAGATACCATTTTTCCGAAGAAACTTCTGACTTTGGAAACAGCTCTACCCATACCAGAAGCCACTTGTGATACAACTCTAACAAAACCACTAACCACGCCTTGAACAAATCTACTCATCGCAGAAATGATACTTGAAACCCAACGAGCACCACCAGAAATGATGCGACTTAATGCTTGCATCATTTTTTGAGCAACAGTTGAAACTACACGTGAAAACCAACTTGATACTGTATTCCATATTCTAGTAACTGCACCTGAAATCGCAGACCAAATTTGGTTCCAACTTGTAATATTAGTACCAAGTATTCTGTTCAAAACATTGAATATGAAGTTAGAAATTTGGCCCCAAATTGACAATATGGTATTCCAAATCGTAGTCATTACATTAGAAATCGTAGTTTGTAAAGTTTGCCAAGCGCCAGAAAAATCTCCGGTAAGGAGCTGTATTAATGCAGTAAACAAACCGAAAATCAATTGCGTAGCAGCTTGTAGTATTCCACCTATCGCAGTGAATACTACTGAAATCACAGTCCAAAGAGATTGGAAAGCAGTTACTAAACCATTGATAAGGCTGATGAATAAGAAGCCGAGAACTTGGTTTGCAACTTGTCCTAACATTTGTAAGATAGGCATAATTGGTTGGAGCGTTTGTTCGATAGACGCTCTGAACTGATTAAACCAGTTAATCACTGTTTTTACAGCGTTCATTATCGTATCTTTAATTGTGTTCCAAGCTTCAACACAAGTTTTTCTGAAATTCTCGTTTGTTTTCCATAACCAAACAATAATACCTATTAAAGCAACGATAACGCCTATGATAGCCAATACAGGCCATGAAATCGCACCTATAGCTACACCCAATGCTTGGAAAGCACCACTTAACATAGGTAAGATACGCATAATTGTACTAATAGGGCTCATAAGGAGCCTGAAAGCTATTTTTACTAAGTTTAATGCACTTCTAAGTATTTGAGTGTTTCTAGCAAAAGCTAACATTTTACCGATAGCTTGGATTAAACCTACACCGAACACATTAGATAGCATTGTACTTACTGCGATGATTGGTGCTAGTAAAGCCCACAACATACCACCGAGTATCATACCTATACCAACCATTCGAGCTATAGCTGGGTGTGTTTCAAACAATTTAGCTATGAAACCAGCTAATGCTGTTACTACTTTTAATATCACACTTGCTATTGGCGCCATTGCAGTACCAAACGCAACCAATACTCTTACAATATTACCGATTAGATCCATAATGACTGGACCATTCTCTTGTACATACTGAACAAACTTTTTAAACCCTTCAGATTTACCAACTTGTTCAGACCATTCTCTAAACTTAGCAGTCATTTTAACTAGCCAATCAAAGATATTAGAACTGTTTTGAGCAAATGCTTTCATCAAGTTACCAATACCCATGAATACATTGCCAAATATTTGACCTATTTTAGGTAAATTAGTTTTAGTGTATTCAATAAATGATTTAATAGCGTTCTGACCTGCTACGCTGTTAGCCCAGTTTTGGAACTTCTTACCTAAATTATCTAAACCTTTAGCAGTCCATAAGAATAGTGGACCTAACTGCGTGAACACATTAATAAGTCCGTCACCAAAACGTCCTGCAGCACTTAATAATGTGTTGAATGTCTTAACGCCTGTTGTATTCATCATGTTAAAGAATTTGCTGGCGGTTTGACTGTTTTGAGCCCATTTTAAGACACTCTGTGACGCTTGTTCCATTCCTTTAGAGATACCTGCTAAGAATGGTTTCATACGCCCTAAAGCTAGGTTAACAGTGTCTAAAGCGTTAGATAACGTATTGAAGATTTGTGCTTGGTTTTGTTTGATAATACTTTCCCATGTTGATTGAACTTCTTCTAAAGAAGCCTCATAACGTTTAGTTTGTGCTGTTGCTTCTAACGTTCCATCACTCAACATCTTAATTGCGCTTACTGCCATAGCACCAAATGCAAACGCACCACTTGCAGCAATACCAAATGCACCAGCTACACCTAATGCACCACCAGCAACTACGCCTAATGCGTTAGCTACTGCCATGATGGCGGGTACTAAACCAGCTATAATAGGAATAAGACCTTGAAAACTAGCGATTAGCACACCTTTGATTTGTTGTCCAAACACAGTACCAAATGTACGAATACGAGTAGCTAATCTATCCATTTTGTCGCCGTATTCATCTAAAGACTGACTTAAAGCTCTAGTTAATACTTGAGCTCTTGTCATTCCCCTTGTATCAAAGTTAACTTTTACCGTTTTATCATGTAAGGTTGCAAGCATAGCTTTAGCACCTAATACTGAACGTTTTAAGGGGTTGTTGTTACCTTTAATATCTACTTCTTTATCTCTTAATTGCTGTAATTTCTCTTTAACTACTGCAATTGCTCGTTTGATAGGGTTGTTGTTACCGTCTATATCAACGGTATGTTCTCGCCAACGTTGAGCCATTGCTTTTGCAGTGTTTAAGGCTCGTTTAAATTTACTTATGTTGGCATCGACTTGTGTTTCGATTTCATCGGGTATTTCAGTTTTTGCCATACGTTGAGCTTTTCTGATATTCCGTTGGAAATCTGTAATGATCGCCGATATACGAGCCATAAAGTTTTTATTCATGGCTAACCTCCTTTTTGACTAGTATTGCGTAATGAATTCATAAAGCGTCGTGTACCTTGTTTCTGAACATTTCTAATGCGTTTGTTATGTGCTAACTTACGTTCTTTCATACGTTCGTATTCTTCTGACTGTCCACGTACTTCGTATCTTGCACGCTCTAACTGCTTCTGTAATCGTTTAAGTGATTTACCAGCTTGTACAAGACCGTTAGCTTGAGCACCAAATAATAAAGTTTCTTGTTCATCAAGTAACGCCAATCTACGACCTACAACCCAGTCTTTCCATTCATTAGGCGTCAAACTCATTAATTCATCATAAGGAAGATAGCCTATGTATTGACTGGTTATCTGCCGTATTTCTGAATAATCTAGTAAGGTAGCTCGCCCATGATTTCTTTGTAATTGTTCTTCATGAACTCGATACCGTTCTTCGTAGACTCTTTTTCTTCTTCTTTCACCATAGATGGAGCCGAGTTCATTTGTGTCCAGAATAGACGTGATTTCTGCTTGAAAAAACCACTATGATTTAATACTCGCAATGCACCTTGTAATAATTCGATAGAGTCTTCTTTTTCGTCAATAATTTCCATTAGTGTTTGTTCGATATCTTCACGTTTAGGTGCATTCTTACCTAGATAAGCTGTTGCACATTCCCAAAAGTCTGCAATTGCAATTGGATCACGTTCTAAAATACCATTATAGATAGCATTGAAACCAGACACTTTAGTTGTTTTACCATTTTCGTCTTGCTCGTCCTTAGCAAATTTCTTAGCAGTTTTATCAAATAAGAAAGTAGCTTTTGCCTCTACTTCTTCTCCGTTGAACTCTAATGTAGTAATAGGATTGATTGTATTTTCAGTCATTCTTTAACCTCTTTCTGTTATTTTGTACAAAAAAATAGAGGGCTTAATGCCCTCGTAAAACTTATGCACCAGCACTAGGTGTACGGTTTTCGTATGAGTCTGTATAAGCTCCCATATCTTCCCATTCAACTGTAGGAGCAGCAGCACTAGGGTTGAGCCATTCTGGTGGTAATGAATCAACAGAACCGTCCGCACTGTTAAATTTAACTTTTGCAGTGATTTCGATTTTGTCATCCTCATCATCAAATGACCATTCGTGCTCTTCTACAATTACATAAGCGAAAGTACCATGATGTTTACCGTCACGTTTCTTAACTTCCCAAATCCATAAACGTAATTGCTTGAAATTTTTAACTGACTCTTTTAAAGCTTCTTGACCTTTGTCGCCAGGAACACGGTCAACAGTTAACTTGATTTCTTCTTCTACAGAGTTACGACCATAGTCTTTTTTGCCACCTGTAATCATTTCAGCTAAGTCATTACTGATTGTGTGTCCACCTTCAGCTAAACTAGCTAACAGAATAGCATCTTCTTCTTTTAACTGACTTGCTAAATCTTTGTCAGCAATTTGTAACGCTGCAATGTATTTATTCTGCGCCATTCGTTACACTCCTTTGTAAAGTATTGTGTCTGTATTTAAAAACAAGCCGGATGATACCGTGTTTTGTGTACTGATCTATGTCAGTTATCACTTCTTGTGTATCAATCCGACTTTTAATAAATGAGTAATGTTCGATTTCAAATTCAGTGTTAAGTACATGACCTAAAAACTGAATGATTTGTGCTACTTCATCACGATTTCTCGCTTGACTATACACGTGTAAGGTTACGCCTACATCTTCAAACATACTCGTTGTCGTTTCTTTATTAGTGACGTTTGTTTCACCCACAACGATATATGGGTAAACAGCGTCTTTTTGAACGCAATCAAAAACCCTACCGCCTAGTTGTTTACTGACGATAGGGTTGCTCTTTAATTTGTTATATATCTTGTTGAACAGATACCGTTCTACTGATACCCACATATCTTAACCACCTTATGAAAAATACTTATTGAAAAACGCTCTACCTTCATCAATTGCTGGTTCCCAGAAAGGTTGTGCATGTTGCCCTTTAGTTGTGTGCCAATGTCCGTCTGCGTCTTTGTAACGCCACGGGATATTCTTTGCACGACTACCACCTGGACCGACTGCGTATATCCCTGTACCGTAGTTGACGTACACTGCATACTCACTACCAATATTAATAACGCCTGTTAATCCGCCCTTCTTAAAGTCCATAGAAACACTTTCTCTAAGATAACCGGTATCAACAGGCATGTTACTAACTATTGAATTGTGAATAATTGTTGTTGTCTTGGCTATACCTTTTTTAGCCCATCTAATCATTTCTTTTTCAAACTCCTCAAGTTCCTTAACTAATTCCCAATTGCCATATTTAACCTTAGCCAATAGGACACTCTTTCAACCGAGTAAGATTGATTTCTTGTTGTCCGCCTTGGTCGACAGGTTCTCCTACTACTTCGTAAGTTTTACCGTTGTATTTAAATAAGTTTGTGTTAGTTATTGGCAGGCTGTACGGCGTATATAGGTTTCTGTCGTATGATTGGTTCATTTGATGAAACTTGAGTTGTTCAGATGAAGTAGGCGTATCCATAAATCCTTGTATTGTTTTTTCGCTCTTAAAGCGCTCTTGTTCACGTGGATACTCTCCTACAACCTCTCTTGAGCCTAATTCGATTGTATGAGGAAACTCATTTAATGGATTAAACATGATAACCAGTCCAACGTAAGCGTCTAAATGATTTAAGGTAACCGTATGTTTCCTTAGGTAGATCAGTAACGAAAGTGTAGCTCACAGTACCCATAGTACGTGAAGAAATATTGCTAGTCGTACCTTGTTTAATACAGTTAGCAATGAATTTCTCTACATTACTAGGTAATGACTTCCTATTGAATGTTTGATTACAATATTCTTCAGCTACATTCAGATACTTTTCAATAAGTAATTCGATTGTTTCGTCATTTGAAGTATCATCGAGCGAGAGATTGTTTAATAATTTAACGTCTTGTGCGTTCATTACTCAACACTTCCTAATGCTTCAATGAGTTCATCTTTTTTCATACTAGAAAAGCCCTCTATTTCACGCTCTTTAGCGAGTTCTCTTAATTCTGATACTTTCATACCTTTTAAGTCTTTGTCGCTCTCTACACGTTCAATAAGGGGCTTGTTTTGACGGTTTTCTTTTGTGGATAGTTCAGTTAATCGCTCATCACTTACATTTAAACCTTTACGAGGGAACGTATCTCCAACGTTATATTCGTAGTTGTTATCTTGTAAGTCTGTGAAGTATTCGATTACTTTATACATACGTCACTACCTCCTTTTATGCGCCTGAGTCTGTAGTTCCTGCGCCTTTAGTAACCTTAACTGCTTTAGATTCATCATATAAGTATGCTACATAATGTTTATCACTGTATAAAGCAGTTGTTTTAGTTGAAGGATCACGGTCAGTTTCTAAGAAGAAATCACGTTTAGTGATTAATTTAACTGCACCACGTTTAGCTAAAATAGCTTCGCCCTCATCTAATTTCTTAGAACGTACAATTACTGCACCTAAAGCTTCACCAAATGCACCTTTAACGATAATGTTATCGCCTAATTCAGTCGCACGAGTGAAGTTTGAAGAAGCACTAGAACGTAACTTGCCAGCGTCTTTAGGGTTAATGAATAATACCATTGGTTCTAAATCTTCATCGTCAAATGTATCAATAGCAGCTTCTAAGCCTGCTAATGTGCCGATGTCTGCACTTACAGTTAATTTAGTACCTCGTAAAGCTTCTAATACGTCATTATCTACTTTGTTAGCAATAGCTAAACCGTGTTGACGTACTGCTTCTCCTTGAGGGTCACCATAACCAGACAATAAAGCTTCATCAGTAATATCAGTACCTTTACCGATTTTATGAATTTTAGCTTCACGTCTGTTAGTTTCAATTTTGTCTACAGGGATTTTTTGTCCTTCAGGTACTACTGTAGCATCGCCACTGTAAACAAATGCAGGGAAAGTTAAAGTGTCACCTGGTTGTCCTACTAATGTACTGTCAATGTCTGCAAATTGTGCAAATCTCAATTTCTTATCTAATTCTGCTTGCATCATAGGTTTTAATACTTCTGGAACGATTTGTGTACTTTTAGTTGTTGTTCCTTGTGCCATATGTTATTACCTCTTTTCTAATTGTTTATTAGAGTGTCGTAAGTTTTTCTATCGTTAACGAATAGATTAGTTCTCTCTGCGACACTCATATTGTTAAATTCTTCTTGTGTAATCCCACCATTTACGTTTTTGCCGTCATCTGGTGTGCGTCCACTTGGTTTACTTTCAGCAAATAAATAAGGTTTAGACTCTTTTAACGATTCAATCGCTTTATCTAAACCTTTAACATTGCCGTCGTCTTGTAGTTCTAACTCGTCTTTGTTGATGAAAGCTAGAATGTCGTCAGCGTCGTTTGCGTCTTTAGCAACTGCCAACTTAACAGCGTTATTAAGTTTTAATTGCTTCATTTCTGCTTGGTACTGGGCATTTTCTTTTTTATAATTTGATAACTTATCTTTAAGTTCTTGGTTATCCCCGTCCTTAGCTTTTTGAAGTTCTGTGATTTGGTTGTCACGATTAGTCAGTTCTTCGTTTGCTTTATCAAGTTGCTCTTGCAATGATTCTGTCTTTTCAGCTTTATTTTTAAAATCACGCAAAGTGTCATGATGTTCATCTACAATCTTTTGAACTGTTTCCTCTTCAAGACCTAAACCACGTAAAAATTCTCTTTTCATTTGTATTACTCCTCACATTTTTTATTACGGTGGTCTTATCCACCATGAGTTTGCACCTTTTAACGCCTTGAGCATGATTTGGGCATAAAAAATAGCCAACACAATTAAGTGTTAGCTAGAATAAGTTAAAGTTTGCATTTTCAACATTTTTCTCATTGATATAACTTCTAATTTGTTCTACATCGGCTTCATTGCTTATTCCTACCTTTACAACTGGTCTATCATTCTTTAATTGATTAATTTCTTCGTATAGTTTTTTGATACGTTCTAATTTCTCAATTGCTTCATCAGCATCAACATTAACCTTCACATTAAACTCCATAATCAAGCACCACCTTTCCGTTTCTCTTTCTCCCACTCTCTATAGTTAGTAAAAGGTATTACGCCATCTTCTTTAGTTCTCATCGTTGTAGGTAATTCATCTTCATTTATGTAGTAAAGCAACTTACAACGACAGTTGATGTTCTCTTTTGCGCTAGCCACACCTACAAACAACTTAGGTGCAGGACCTACACAACCACTAGAATGAAAGTTATCTTCAATATCGACTGAAGTGCCGTCTAAGTGTCTGTGTGTATCACGTGTGCGTGTATCTTTAGTAGCATACCAACGTTTCTTCATATCGAGTCCATTATCTTTAGCTACCATTGCACTATCTAATCCTGCTTGTGACAATGCACGTCCTGTTTCTGTACGCGCCACTCTTACTGATTGAGCTTTTGACATACCTAAATCGTTTCTTAACGCTTTAGCTATCTTAGAGTAGCCCTCGCCACTCATAATACCTTGTGTGATATGCATACGAATACGCTTCAATGTATCATCACGATGTTTCTGTAGTGTAGGTACTAACTTGATAAACTCAATAGGTTGTTCAATTGCCGTCTGTATTGTCTGCGAAGTAGGTATATCAAAGTTCATTGACGTTTGACTTGCTACTTCATACAAAAATAGGCTCATCATGTACTTTTCGATATAGACGTTCTGTTGTGATTGTTTGATAGCCTTAGCGACTTCTCTGTAGTCTTGAGATAACATCTGTCCTATACGATTAAGTTCTTTGTTGAGCCTGTTGTATTTATTAAATTCAGTCCACGTTACTTGCGGTTCATCTCTATCGTACTTTTCGTACATATTCGCAATAATCTGTTTGATTTCTTTCAAACGTTTAGCAAATAGTATTTCGATTTCTTTCTCTGCTTGATTAACCAGTTTGTCGATGTAGTTATCTATGTCATTCTGATTGGTTATTTTCGGATTGTCTTTGTTGTTCGTCATTCAATCCCTCCTCAATGTCAGGGAGTTGTTGATTGAGTTCTATGTTTTCTTGTTCTATTCTCTCCATTTCGGCCACAGGATCTTGTACCCACGAATGATTACCAAGAATAGTTTCTTTAGATAATAACCCTGTAGAATTCATAGCGATTTGAGAGTTTTCTAACTCATTAACCATTACATTGAAGTTGAATGTAATCTCGATGTCTTGCACTTTCACATCTAATCTGTAGAAGTCGATAATGTACTGCAACAACTCTTGTAATGCAGTAAGTGTTTTGTTCTTCAATTTATTAGCTTTTAAGTCTAAGTTACTGTACATAAATTTAAGTGCAATACCACTTGGACTATTGCCAAATTTATCTTGTTGGAAGTCTACACCTTGCCCAAACTCTATAATGTAATCACGTAACATCTTCGTGTATTCCTTAACAGAGTCGATAGGCACTTCTACTTTGATAGTATCTACGCCAGAACCACTTTCTCCTGCAACACTAATTGCTTTGTAGTATTTTAGGTTATGCATGAAGTCTTTCATATCTTCACCTTCATAACCTTTTAAGATATAGATTAACTCTACTGATTCGTCAAAAGTGTTTTGTGTGTCTGATAATCGCTTATCTAACGCGTCTATGATGGTTTTGTACATGAATAAGTCAGATACTTCTTGTGGGTTGTTCTTGAACGGAATAAAAGGAACACGCCCCCAACTCATCAATTTATTACCTTGATAATAATGAGGTTGTATATGATCTTCACTACGATAGAAATCATGGATAAGTTGTCCTTCTTTCAACTCATAGAATGTCACATCATCTTTAGTCCAATACTCAACGCGTTCTGCTCCGTCTAATTCATATACACGGATAAACGCTTGCAGTTCATCTCTTTCTTTATTAGTCCAAATAGGTACAGCTTGTTCTGCAGGTACACGAAACGTTTTAAATTCTCCCTCTTCATCTACATAAGGTTGAACCCATTCGATACCTTTATTACTTGCAGCAGTTAATATATCCACTAATTTGTCATCCCACTTGTGATTAAGTGTGTGTTGTATTTGTTTTAATGCTTTGTCATTATCTACACCAAATGTCACAGGATTAGCAACTGCATATGCTACTTTCTGGTCTACTAAGTTTTGATGGTAGTTAGTATACATGCGCCAGTCTGGTTTAGTTTCGTCGTAGTCGCCGTTCACATCTCTTTTGAAAGGAGCGTCTAATATATCTGGGTGATGATTATAATATCTTTCGCCCATTGTGATATTGTCTATATTCTCTTTATGCTCTCTAACTAAGCGCAATATCATTTCTTCTTGCGTTTCATACTTCGGTTTGATTTGTTCTACCACTTGTTCGTGATATGGTTTGTCCCATGGCCAGTTAATGCTAATCACCTCGTTTACGTAAGTATGCTAAGTTTATTCTGCCTCATGTCACGCTCTAAGGCGTATCTAGTGGCGTCTATCGTATGATTGTCTTTATCCTCTAATCTCGGTTTAACATTGCCGTCTTTGTCAGTTTCATAGTCGATATTCTCAAATTCTCTCGCTATATTAGGCGTTCTGTTAGGGTCTATCACAATAGCAGTTAAATCATCAAGCCATTGTTCCCCGTGTTCTACACTGTCAGGACCTTTTTTTACACCTTTAATTCTCTTGATACCGTGTTCTTGTTTCAGCTCTGCAATAGACTTCGGTTCAGCGCTATCTGCGTATATCTCATCAGATTGATAACCTCTACGCTTTAACCAGTTAGCAAACTCTCTATTGCTTATTTGTACACCATAGTGTTCATCAACTGCGTAGATAATACGTTTCTTCTTGTCATAGTGCCAACGTACAAAAGCTAACGGATCAGTAGCGTATCCAAAGTCTACAGCATTACGTATGTTGTCGAAGCTCTTATACAACTCATCAGGTATCTTCTCTATTTGTAGGTTGTTAAACGGCACAACACCACTACCAATAGCTTCACCCATATATTCCCAACGATAACGTTGTTCGTTACGTTTTCTCGCACTCTCTGCCTCTTGTATAAACTGTTTAGATATAAAAGGGTTATCTAAGTACGTTGAATGGTGTACGAACGTATTATCCGGTTGGAATGAGGTTTCGTATTTTTTGTTAACCCACGATTGTTTTCTTTTAGGCGGGTTATAACTAAAGAAAAACTTGTAAAATAATCCGTCATCTAATTCACCACGTAACATAGAGTTAGTAATTGTAGTAACTTCATCCTCTGTCTTAAATTCTGCTAACTCCTCTATCCACATGATAGAAAAAGGGAATCGACTATCTTTTAACGACTTTAATCGCTCAGGGTTCTGCGCCCCTCTAAAGATAATCCGATTCCCTCTAGGAACATACGTGATTTCCATTGGCGACACTTTAACTTTGAACAGGTGCGACACCTTTTGTTCTTCTATCGCCCACTTAATTTGCTCAAATACTGATGTAGCTAATGTATTGTCTGTCTTACGTACTACAACTGCATTCATAGGATAACGCATGATTAACTGTGTAATGATAATAGATATATCAGAGGACTTACCACTACCACGTCCACCTTTAGCTACTATGTTAAGCTTCTCTCTATTTTTAGTCGCTTTCCACAAGCTATGAAAGTGTTTAGGTAACAGTTCGGATAGATTAATCGATATCGTCATTGAACTGTACCGTCGCAGTTGTTTCGATTTGTTGCTTGTCTGTCCACATCATATATCGTTTACCTAATAATTCTGCAGCTTTAGTTCTAGCGTTAGTATCTGACCTTTTTTCTAGCTCTTCTACATCCATTTGACCTCTGCCAACCTGAATGGGTATCAACTCTTGGTCTGTTACCTCTCCACGTAATACAGAAGTAAGATATTGAAGTATTTCGTCTTGGTCTGCAATTGCATCTTTTTTCAGTTTTTCCATTCGTTTGTCTATTTCTGCTTTTATTCCCACATTTTCCAACAATTTATGACTACTTGATTTTGCGTACTTCTCACTATAACCAGCCCTAATTGCCGATTGATAAGCAGTACCTGTCTTAATGTACTCATCAACAAATGTTTGTTGTTTAAGATTCAGTTTCGTCATCGTATATTACCACCTACTCTCACGGTTAAACACCTTTGTTTGACGTATAAAAAAAGACACTGCGTAAACAGTGCCTAATGATTATGTTTTGTTATTTATTTGAGTTTATGTACTCATGTCACATCTCTATGTCACATCAATACATAAAAATAAGTTACCCGTGTGTTCTCACGGATAACTAATTAAGGGAGGAGAAAAATTACATGTCAAGTATTCATATCATCGTATCGGAAGCCGTGTTGTAAGATTCAATAAAACTACCCGCCACTCTGACGGATAGTTAAGCAATCGGATGTGCAACGTCTAATCAAGGACGATAAACACTTATCCAATCACTTCGATATTGAATACCTCACCATAGTGCGAAAGGATAAACACTATGTCTTGTGAGGTAATTCTTACAATATCATAATACACCGATTATAAACGGACTTACACACTTCAAAAGTCCACCTTACACATAACCTATAAATTCTGCCAATCTATTTATCATAGCGTCGCGTCGTCTTAATATACTCGTCTTACTTGTACCGAAGTAGTCAGCTATATCCTCCCACTCACTGCAACCTATTGGACATTCCCAATATCTCAAACGCATTAAGTCTTGTGTATCTTCATCTGATTCATATATAAGCTTATCTACACCTTTTACAATATTACGTAAGTTGTTATAACGATTGTCACTTAACTTCTTAATTGATTCTCTCTCAATAGGATTACCTGGTATATTACTTTTACCTGCACCTACATTTTCGGGTTCGTGGTTCTCTAACAATTCATACTCTCTTACTTTTAACTCTCGTCTGTAACGCTCTATGTTCTTGATATAATCTTCTAGTTTCTTTATATCGTGTCGTTCAATCGTTATCATACTTACCCTCCATTCCTTTAGTTTCCTTTTTTATTAATTCGCTTTTTGTATTCTTCATACTTTAAATTTTGAAAATCATTACCGCCGTCATATTCATCCATTTTACTTAATATACTTTCTAAAGCTACAATTTCACCGATTTTAACATGGGTACTACGGTCTTTATCGTTTTGCATCATCAAAATTAAACTAAGAACTAGAGTTTTTAATTTAATCCACTTGGATTTATAAAACATCACTTACCCTCCATTCTCCAACTTATCTTTCAAGGTCTTAATCTCATAATCTTTCACTTCTAACTGATGTTTTAGATCATTCTGTTCAAGCAATGAACCAAACAGAAGCAACACCAATATAATGATTGCTATTACGCCCCACATTGTTAATAACCTCCGTATATGCCATTCAAATGAGCGTGGTCATTCTCGTCGAAGTCCTTAGGTACTTCCACCTCATCATTAGCAGTTAACTTATAATACAACTCTCTGCCTAAAAACTTACCGATTTCATACATCGCCAATGTGAATATTAGTTTCGAAATGTGTTTGATCATTCTTCTCCTCCTTGAAAATCAGATACAACTAAATAACCGCAGTCTAAGCATCGTTTAGTATTATTAAATGCAATTTTTTCAACAAATAAATTATCAACCTCTACATTTAAACTTTTGCATTTAGGACATTGAAAGAAAGTTTTACGCTTAAGGAAATCATTATATTGAATGAATTCATCATTATTATCTTTTCCATCAACTTTATAAATACCGTTCATCATTAACACTCTTGTTTTATCTAATGGCATTTTATGGTATCACTCCTTATTAATCACATGTTTTTTTCTAATCGATAAGAATAATGCAAGTATCATAACAGTTGCTGTCAATGAGTTATCGGAATGATGTCCGATTAGTAATACCACGACAATCAAAAACACCCCTGCGAGTTCACTAATTGCATTTAAAAATTTGGTCTTAAATTTACATTCAATAAACCAACCTAGAATCACTGTCAAAAAACCGATTGCAATTAAACTTAATAATTTCACTTTCCCAGCACCTCTTTTACTTTTTCTAATATATCTTTATTCTCCTGTGCTTCCATATGCACCTCTGTCACTTTCATTTTCAAACCAATCAACCTGTTTGGGTGTAGGATATACAACTGGTGCTACAACTAACTGCGCTAGCCTTTCTCCTTTTTCTACTGTAATATCTTCATCACCTATGTTATCTGTGATAATACCGATTTCTTTATTGTATGTTTGGTCTATTGTTCCTAATGCTACACGTAACTTTGTTTTTAGTGACTTACCTGATCTAGGCCTCACTTGCGCCTCATATCCATGAGTTAAATTAATAGCTACGTCTGTTTTAACTGCTTTTGTTTCTCCTGATTTGATTGTTGTCGTTTCTGATACATACAAATCTAATCCGCTATCTGTAGAATTTGCTCTCTTAGGCATAGTCGCGTTTTCTGATAATAATTTAATTTCTAGTTCTTTAGTCATTTATTGTTCCTCCATTTTCTACTAAACTCTTTGAATTATTTTCCACTATTTTGTCGTACAACTCTGCCTTGCGATATACTTCGTTAAGCTCTTTGATTAGTAAACACCCATCGTGTCCTGTAAAAGCTGTAGATGATACTATGCAGCGTTGGATAAACTCTCTATTGTCCATTGCAAGCCTCCAAATCACTTAATAAATTTTGAAACTCATGCGTTCCGTCTAGTTCGTCCATGTATTTTAAATCTCGATTTAATTCGTTTTTAATTACCATTGCGTTAGCTATTTGAAATAAATGATACTGATTGTTAGGTTTTATAATTTGATTTACTGAGCGATGTACTTTCATATATTCTTGTAACTTCTTTCCTTTCAACTCTAGCCATGCACGTTTATATTCTTTATCCTTCACGTTTGGTCTCCTTGTAATTATCAATTATTTGAAATACATAAGCTGTGAACTCTTTTGCCCAACAGTCTTCCTCTGCCGTTTCCAATATCTCATCAAACGCCTCTGCCTTCTTTTTAATTTCTGCCATATCATTGATGAGTTCATCACGTTGTTTCTTGTATGAGTCACGTTCATCTCTGAACTTCCACCAATCACTACGCGGATAGCTTTCGTCTAAATCTAAGTCTTTATTCTTGATAAATTCTAATAATTGTTCTTTAGTTATTTCTGCCATTCCTCATACACTCCCTATTCTTTCTTATATTTTCTTTCTCAACTTTCATCGTCACTCTGCTTCCTGCTACTTTAACCACAAAGCCTTTAACACCTATCTGTCGTAACTCCTGTTGTATTTCTGTAGGCGTCTTACCTTGTGTGTTGTATCTGTATCGTTGGGATACCGTATCACTTAGTAGCATTTATTTTGTCCTTAACTTCTTTTTGTTTGTTTAATAATTTAACAAAGTTGATTCCTGCTTTAGTTAAGTTACGATCAGTTGAAGTTAAATTAAGTTTGTTAATACGTACTAATTCTTTACGACTTACCAATGCTATATTTTCTTCGCTACAGTCTGACCTGTTTTGATTCAAATGTATTAAACAATATCCTTTGGGCACAGGTCCGTGCTTTTGTTCCCATAAATAATGTGTGTATTGTTTCCAGCATTCGTTTTTAGAACCTCGTTTTTTGATTTTTATAAACTTATAACCGTCAGTAGTGATTTTTATCGTTCCTAAAGGAAATGTGTTATCGGGCTTTTGTCCTTTCTTAAATTGAGTTTCAGCGCTTCTACCTCTGGAAGGAAAGCTTTCACCTTTGTTCCAAGAAGGCACACCTTTTTTAAACTTACAATCAACCCCACTTCTTATCCTTTTTCTCGAACAAAAACCTTTCATTTTATCTGTAGTAACATCAGTGCCAAACTCCTTATTAAACATTTCCGTCATTTCTTTCTTAGTTTTACCTTTGATGTTATTTCGAATATATTTTTCATGCTCATCAGTCCATACATGTCTCATGGCTATTACTCTCCTAACAACTTAGGGATTTCTGATTCTGCATCTAATTTTTCATCTTTAAACTTTTGTGCTTGCAGCACTAAACTGCCATTATTAATGATATTTTGAGCTACTTTAGAAACTGCACTAGATCTTTGTAACTCCTCTTTTAATTCTTCGCCTTTTAAATCTTCATCGCTTAATCTTTCTAATTGTGCAAATAAATGATTGTTTAAATCTGTCAATGTGTTTCTCATTTCATTAACCCTCCCACTTCTCAAATGCTCTGTTTAGATACCAACGTGCTTTGTCTAAATCTTCTTTACCGTTCTTACGATTAGCTCGACTTATATACTTGATTGCATTACCAATCGCAAATGCTAACTCTGGTTTGTAATCTTTAGTGACTTGCTCTATGAAGTCTATAATTTCCATATCTCCATACGTGTAATGCGACGGGTGGTTAACCTTGTCATCTAATGTCTTTTTAGTTCCTTCATTTCCATTAGGTAATGAGTAAAAATCATAACAATCATCAATAGTCCAAGTTCTCCCGTCAATTGCTTCTACATCAGCAACCCATCTATCTATATCAAGACTTGACTGAACTAAACGATAAACATTTTTTATTTGCACTGTAATTTCAACACCGTTAACTTCTTGGATTCTGATTCTATCGCCTCTATTCAAATCTTTAATACTCATGATCTAACCGCCTTTCTAGGGAAGATGTCATTCTCCATAAGGTACGTACACCATTCGCTACGAGAATGTACTTGAGGAACTTCAAATAAATGCGGTTTCTTACGTCTTAGGTCCAATTCTTTTTGTCGTTCTAGTCTTACTAACCTCATTCTGTCCTCATGTTCTAATTGAGATAGTCGTTTTCTCTCTTTCGTTTCTGTGTCTTGTTCGTTATAATCTTCGAATAAAGCTTCTTCAGGACTATAACCAGAATACTTAATACGTCTTACAATGAGCTTCCAAGGTGTGCCTGTATATTCAGCTTCGTGTACATCTTCAACTGGCAATAAGTGTTTCTGTTCTTCAGTTTTTACAACGTAATATAATCTATTATTTTTAAATTCAATCGTTCTATTCTTTGCTAATTCCATTTACTCCACCTCTACCAATTCAATTAATTTAAAATCTTCACTCATTAACTCTTTTTCAGGGTTCTTACTGATTAAATCTAAAATGCGCTCTTTTTCTTCTTCTTTCGTAATACGATTATTTATCCATACTGGGTATTTACATCTAACTTTCATTGTTGCTTCGACTGTGACTGTTTCTTCTCTGTTAGCCATTACTCATCACCGACCAATTCGCCATCTTTCCAGATGAGTGTATGCGTTCCATCATCGTTGATTAGATGAATAGTTCTTGTATCTATAAAATGTTCAATATTCTTATCAACAATGTTTTTAATCGACTGATTTTCACGAATAACTGCTACATCTCTGCCGCTTTTTCGATCAAAATTGATTTGTAAACACATAGGGAGTATTGTTTCTTCCGTAATTTCTTCCTCAACTTCGACAGTGAAAGTGCCTGAATGCGGGTCATAACTTATAACTTCATTTGCAGTTATTTCTGGGTCGAATGAGTAGTTTTCTTCGTTGTAATTAAACGTATAACCGTCCAACTCCACTTCAGTTTCTTCCTTTTTCAATAATTCCATTAAAAATGCTTTAGGTCCTAATGCTACTCTCTTCTTAATCTTTACCATTCTTCATCTTCTCCTTCTTACGCTTTCTGCGTACCTTAATTAGTTCTTCATACGTTATCCACTCTTGACCTGTGTATTTAGGCGCTTTACATATCCACGTGAGTGGTACTTCTCTGTTTTGATATCTAAATATCTTTGATTTTATTTTGGCTTCTGGAGTAGGCATACCTTTTACATCTATCACTTCGATTAGCTTGCCATCTTTCCATAAAGCAAAATCTGCTACATAGTTAATAGATCTGAAATTTTCAAATTTAGGTTGTAATTCGTACTTAGGTTGCAACTCTATATGGTCATATCCCTTACCTAAGTTACGTTCTAAATATTGGTAGTAGTCGCATTCAATTTTGCTATCGAACACAAAACCTTTATATTCAACTTTCTTAGCATTGTATTTACTCACGTTGTCACTCCTACATATCGAATATCGTTGCTTGTAACCCTAGTTCTTCTTCGTATAGAAGTTCGTATACACCCTTGAAACGTTTCAACTCACTATCAGTCATCTTTTTACTTTCTTCGCTAAAATGAGCGCCTGTGAGTGATTTAACGATGTTCAAATTAGATTCGCGTTTTTCTACTTTTATCTCTTCTGTTCCGTCTGGTCTATAAAGGTAATACTTTTCGATAATTGCCATTTTTATCTCTCCACTTCGTTTCATTCATGATTAACTCTTTCACTTCTTCGTAATCGTCAAAGGGTTTAATGGCTCCAGTATCAAGAAGCCTTTTAACTGCCCACCCAGACTCGATTAATATTTTGGCTATGATTGGATCTTCTTTATAATCCTCTCGATACAAGATGCCTAACAGTTTCTGATACTCATAAACTTTCATCCATAAAACCTCTGCGTTTTCTTGTAGAAATCAAGGTGTGCCACCCCTGTTTCTCCGTCTTTATTTTTAGAAATAATGAATTCAATTTCCGACTTGCCTGTAATGTTGTCTTGTTGATCTTGGTCGTAATAATCGTCACGGTATAAGAAGAAAATCATATTCGCGTCTTGCTCAATCCCTCCTGCTTCTCTTAAATCAGACATCATCGGACGTTTATCACTACGACTTTCTACACCTCTACTTAATTGAGATAGCGCGATAATGATACAATCTGTTTCTTTAGCTATAATTTTTAAATCACGAGAAATCTTTTCAACTTCTAATCGTCTATCACG